TATTTTTAATTATTTCATTAATAAAATCAAGTGGCTTAGGAAATTTTTTAAGTAATAAACTAAATTGTGACAATAATGCCTGTTTGTAAGAAGCAACAAAAGTTTTAGAAAAATATTTCTGAAAAACTATGTTTTTGTCAACAATCTCATTTACTATAACTTTTAACGTGTCAACATTAATATAACGTGAAGTGTGAAGTAGATAATTAATTAAATGAATTTCTGGAGACCATAAATAGTAATCAGGTGCATAAATATAAAAGTATTTATATAAATTTTTCTCATCAAAACTTTTCACAGGTAGTAAACCACTTTTTTCAGAAACTTCAAAAGACAACCCAAAATCAATAATAATTGGACTTTCTATGGACGTATCAAATAAAATATTACCAGATTTTAGATCATTATGAACTATATTTGCACCAATTAACTTATTAATACCTTCCAATAAAAATATATATCCCTGTAAATTTTCTCGCTGTCGTTTAGTATCATTTAATGATTCATCAGATAAATGAATAGCTAGAGGTCTACCTTTAATATAAGGCATTCTAAGAATAATAAACTCTTTTTCCGGATATTTTTTAAAACTTTCACATTTTTCTCTTTCTTTTGCATCTATTTCTGAGATTTCTGTTGCACAACTATTTGTTACAACATTAAAATAACTTCTCCATTTATTTATTTTTCTAATTTTATCGGCGATTTGGATCTCATTATCCGAATTAAAATCCCGCTTTACTATTTTTGATATAAATTCATCTTCATCACCTTCATCACGAGAACAAGGTATGGCAGGATGAAAAACGCATCCAAATCCTCCTTCAGCTATCATTGCACCACCAATCATATTATATTACCAAAAGAAAAATTTTATAATATAATCTCCGCATATCTTTTACTTAGTTCGGATAAAGAATCTATTTTTATAGGTTTTCTTTATCTTTTTTTCGGCTTGATCTTTATCTAAACCCGAAGCCATTATCATGATTCTGGTTTGATCTAGCAACGCTTTATTTGCAGAATTTTCAACAAAATTCATATAAGCTGCGGCAGGTTTGGATGTTGAATTTTGATCAACGTGAGAATCTATTGCATCAAGAATGTCTCGCTCCAATGATATATACACTCTACGCTTTTTAGGATCAACCTTTTTATCAGACTTATCCTTGTAATAATACCTTACACTTTTATACATTTTACTTTTAAAGTCACCACGGTAACCCAAATTTTCTAGATAACGCCCTTCTTGCAAAACACTATCATTGTTTGCTAACAACCATTCTTCCCAATTTTCTCGAAATATAGCAGCATCATCAAACTTGTGAATTTTTGTAAATGCCACCAACTTTTGTTGGAATTCAGGTGTAAACTTATAACGAAATATTTTGCTTGTGCTATCTTGACTTGCCATTTTTGTTTTAATAATAACAATCATCAAGACTTCAATTTTTATATTTTATTAACTTATATGACCACAATGTATAAAGTAAAATCTGAAGTTTATTTAGATAAACGTAATGAATGTTACAAAAAAATAATTGTTATTGAACCTAATCCAAATGATCCATCTATCAATAATATAATTAAAAAAATATCGCGCAATCGTTTAAGTGAGTTTGAAGAATTTTCACCTTGCTGTCCCAGACCAAACTGTTTTCCAGCTGTTATGGATCCGGATAATACAAATGAATTTCTCGCTATTAATAATATTGAAAAATTATTTACTGTTTTAATTGCAAATGGTTATACAATAGATTATAATTTAAGTAAGTTATTAATGAAATCACAAGTAGAAATACCAAATCTTATTTGTTTTATCAGTAAATAAAAATTGATTTAATAATATCTAGTTATTTAATATTAGATATTATGCCAAAACAAGACAAGCAAGTAAAACAATATATTAAAAGTTTTGATAGCGATAGCTTAAAAGCTTATGAAATAGCACGAGAGCAATTAGAAACATCATTTAATATTAAAAAAAGTATCGGATATAAAAAATGGATTGCAAAAAATAATAAATAATAACTTATCAATATATATTAGTAATGAGTAATTCTGAATCTAAACCACAATTTAATAAATCTGCATCACCAGCAGGTGCTGTAGTTAATTTGGCTTTAGCAATTCCTCCTGCTATGTTTCGTGCTTTAGCAAGTAAAGTCTTAAATTTTGCCAACTCATATTTCGAGAATCTCTTAAAAATTGTTTTTGATATAAATACTAATTCAAAAAATTGGGATCAAGAAGTTGATAAATCAAAAAAGATGGCAAAAATTATAATTTTTATTACTACAGAAGTGTTAAAACAACCTGATGTTCAAAAATTATTTTTGGAACTAGTTGAAGAACTAAAAGTTTTTATTGAAAAAGCCAATGATGTATTAAAAGAATCTCTCGAACAAACTCAAAAAATAATAAATGAAGAAGGTAATAAAGCTTCTGTTGCAGCATACAAAATAACTAGACAAGCATCTCAATCAGCTATGGATGGGGTATTAGATTCAGCAAATGCAGCACCACCTCCTATCGGACCTTTAATTTCAGCATTAAGAGCTGCGGGTGATATTATTACTCCAATACAAACAGTAACTCAAGAAACTTTAAAAGTTACATTGGGTGTAGCTGAAAAACTTATAAATCTTATGAAAGAATTAGAAGTTTCCGGATTTGGAGCCGCTGAAGCCAGTATAAAGGCTATAAAAACTGGGATTACAATGACAGATACAGTTACAGATAAAATAGATACAATGCGTAAAGCATTAGAAGAACCAACGCAATCGGGAGGTGGAAATTATGTTCCAGCCAAAAATATTCCTTTTCCTAGTTTTGATCCAGCTCCTAATGCTGCATATGAACTTGCTACAAAACCTAGAGCTGGTCTTGAAGTTCCTCCAAAATTACAAAAAGCACTAGATGATATGGATAAATTGGCCAAAAAAGCAATTGAAGCAAGACAAGAAGCTGAACGTAAGAAAAAAGAATTTGAAAATGCTAAGAAAATGGCTAAAAATATTAAAGATGCTCCGGGAAAATTAAAAAAACAGGCAAAAAACAGCATAAATGCTGCTAAAAAAAATGTTAAAAATAGTGTAAACTCAGCCAAACGCAACGCAAAAAAAGTTGTGAAAAATACTAAACAAGAAATAAGCACTACAAAAAAAGCACTAAAACAAGCCGGAGGACGCCGCAAAACTCAACGTAGAAAATCTAGAAAATCCAAAAGATCATCTCGTAAACGAGGAAACAACTAATCAGTTTTCCTAGAAAACATATTTTTAAATGAAGAAAAACTTATATTAGGTATTTCTTTTTTTAGTTTATGGGAATTTTTCTTAACATTCCAACCACCATACTCATCAAACCTTCCCATTCTTTTGAATCTATTTGCATCTTCAACAGCTAGCAACTTATTTAAATTTATTATACCCCTATCATCAATAAACTGTTTTTGTTGATCTTTTGCCTTTTCTCCTTTTGTTTTAACAAATAAATCATCTTCCGCTGTTTTTTCTTCAGATTCTTCTGCCGTTTCACCATTTTTTTCAGCCAAATATTTTTCTCGTTCCTGATGAAACTTTTCAAGTTGTTTGGCACTTCTATCAACATAAACATCTTTACAACAAAACAAATTTACATATTTTCTAGCTACCACATCTAACTCTTTATACACTAATTGTTTTGAATCACACCAGTATTCAAAAACTTCATCTTCATCATTAAAACGCATAATCACATTGCCTTTAGGTGTGCTTTCATAAACAACAGAATTTTTACTTACTGTTTTATTTTCATTTTGTGTTGCTTGATTTATTGGCCATCTGTCTAAAAAAGGAATTTCTGGAAGATCTTCTCTCATTTTTGCGAGTTTTTCAACCCACGGCTCATAAATAAATTTTGCTACTAACCACGTTGGAAAAAGAAAGCACATAGGAATTAAACTTAACATAATAAAAAATATTTGTCCAGTATTAAGTCGCGCTTGCTCAAAATCATCGATACATTCTGATATTCTTGACATTTATTTATTATAAATGTCAACTTTTTAAGTATGTTCGTAATACTTTTTCGGAAAATTGAAAAAAGAATAACTATTCTAATAAGTAGAAACCCTATCACTACTGTCCTTACACAACAATGTCTAACACAACGATTAAAAAAGAAGGAAACGTTATTACTCTTTCAGGACCAGATATGACCAATGATTTTCAGCAGATGAGGCGCGAGTGTTGTGGACGCTATGATAATTTCATCTTTCCTGATGCAAAAAAGGTTGTTGACCTTCTCAAGGAACAGGGTCGTTCTCCTATGACTCACGAACAAATTATTGAGGTCCACGGAAAGGGGACACACACAGAGTATTATGATACAATTTATTGTTACTATTGTGTTAATAAAAATAATTACAAGAATTATATGTTCTCCCCAGACGATGCTGAAAACAAGGACAACCACTATCAACGACTGAGAATGGGTGTTCTCAGTTTCGGTCTAGAGGACGATTTTGATGTCTGGATTATCAAATGTGCTTAGTAATCTTCTTTTACCAACATTCCTTTCCTTACTTCCATTAAATTTTTTACTTCTTTTTGTAAATTTGGAACTTTAATACGTTGGTAAGATTTATTCCGGTTATTGGGATGTAAGCATACAAGATACATCCCCTTTACTTTTTTACCATAATTCTTCTCCAAAAGATATTTATAAGTGTTGAGTTGGAGAGAATAGTGCCAATAATTGGAGTTAGGTAAATGTTTTACACATTCAGTTTTTGCTGACTCAAATCTATTCTCTTTTTTAATTTCTTTACATCTTTTCCAATCATACAGTGTAATACTTCCATCATCTTTCTCAAAAACCATATCAATAGAGCCAGCAAGACGTAATTCTTTATCCCAAACCATCCATTCTGTGCGATAAGGGTTTAATTTTTCACCGTGATCTCGCTCAAATCGAAGGAAATAATCAAATTCAACACAATCTTCATCTACTTCTACATCCAGATCATTATAAAAGCATTCAATATCATAATGCATTTTCGTGCCAGCAGTAGAAGCTTTTCTGCCATTTTCTTTCCACTGAGCTTTAATTTGTGATGGTGTCATACCAAAATACGGGCTTTCAGGCCATTTTTTAGATTTCATCATATTTCCTATAATTTTATCTGGATTGAAATGTGGAAAATGTGAATGATTCCACGTTGTAACACTCATATAGTCGCTATCACCATCAATAGTGTAAATGTGAGGACCTTCATCAAAATGAATGTGAGAATCCCTCTCGTGCGGATATTTGTTTGCCAGATATGTGGGTGGTTCCATATTGTTTTATAATTAATAATATGGAATACTTTTTAATCAATTTTTTAAGTATTATAATTTTGATTATTTGGCTTCTAAGGCAGCTAAACGGGCTTCTATACCTGTTAACTGAGCTTTTAGATCAGCGTTTTCTGTTTCTAAAGCATCTATTCTGGATTCTGCTGCTTCTAATTTTGTTTTTTCTTGTTGTTGAATACGATCGATTTCCTGTGTGGCAGCAAAATTTAAAGAAAATAATTTACTGTAATCTAAAGTATGAAAATCTTCTACTTCTTTTCCATAACAAAAAACATTTTTATATTGCTTATCAAAAGTAAAAGTATTATCGCTATTGCCAACTACTTCTATTTTTTCTGCTTTACTATCATCATTTATAACATCGCAAACATAAAATCTGTATTTTACTCCACTTACATCAGTTAAATCACTTTTCATATTATTTCCTTCCCAGGTAACATCAAGATTTCTCATTTCATCGGCAATAAAATTTTTTTGAATCTCAACAGTATTTGGTAAATGTTTTTTTACTTGCTGGGCTATAAAACCCCATTGAGGAACTGGTTTTTTATTAATTGTATCTTTAAAAATAAATCCACAACATTCAATATCTCTAATTTTTTGTAGAACATTTTCACCATTTAATTTTTGAATACCCATTTTTGTTCTTTCATCACTAGTAAAAAATATTTTATTATTTACCCACATATTACCATTTACAAATAAAGCAAGGGGAGACGGATTGATTGATATTCCCACCGATTCAAGTTGCATCATATTGGGGTACTCATCATTGATTGTAACAACTTCAATTCCTGGCGGACCATCAAACATCCACGCGGCACTAACGCCATAAGTTACTGTTCCTTCAATGATAACACCTCCTCCTAAAAGTGAGGTTCCATCAACATATAACGTATAGCCTTGTATACCGGTAGTTCCAACAACTAGATTATTTTGACAGATAACATTGCAAAGACCATCGCCTATAAAACACGTGTTGTCATGAAGTGCTTCCACACCATATCCTATAGATATCGTATTGCTTAAACCATCTACAGAAGGGCCCGAATAACTTCCAATAGCTGTATTATAATTTCCTGTTTTGTTATACTGCATAGTATTCAGGCCGATAGCTACATTATCTTTTCCTGTGGTGTTATAGGTAAGAGCAAAGTAACCAACGGCTGTATTATCATCACCAGTATTAAGTCTAAGAGCCTCATGACCTATAGCAACATTATTATCAGCATTAGCACTGTAAAGCGCGTAATAACCCATAGCTACATTATAACTACCAGCCTGGTTCAAGTAAAGCGCAGATTCTCCAATAGCTACATTATAGTTACCATCTATATTCTGATGCAGAGCTGAATGTCCAGTCGCTACATTAGAAACTCCTGAAGTGTTGGTATAAAGCGCTTGAAATCCAACAGCTGTGTTACTATCCGCATTACTAGACAAAAGTGCTTGAAATCCAACAGCTGTATTATAGGAGGATGTCGAATTGGCACCGAGAGAACTTGACCCAACCGCTGTATTAGAAATACCTGTTGTGTTATTTGCGAGGGCTTGAAAACCAACAGCTACACTAGAGTTCGCACTATTAACTTGAAGTGCTTTATGACCTACAGCTACGCAGGATGAGCAATTGTTTCCGCCGATCGTATTATTGCCAATGGCAACATTATTATTACCATTAGTGATCACGTTCATTGCTTGATAACCAAAAACCACATTGTCGCTGCCAGTAGTTATACCCATCATACTATGT